TTAGGAGAAAATTCAAAAGCAGGTAAAGCAGCAGCAGTAGCAGCAGCATTAATAAATACATATCAAGGTATAACAGCAGAGTTAGCAACTAAAACAGCAACCCCTTGGGGATTTGCTTTAAAATTAGTAAACATAGCAAGTACTGCAGCAATAGGTTTTAAATCTGTGAAAAGTATAATGGCAACAAACGCTGAATCAGGTGGTGGGGGTTCAGCTACAAACCCAGCAGCAGGAAGAGGTACACCAACTGCAGAATCAATACCACAATTACCATTGTCTAAAATTTCTACCGCACCTCCTAATTCAGTAGCCACTAAAGGTACTTTCAATTTAATCGCTTCAAACAGTACTGTAGGAAGAGGTACACCAACAATGGAATCAATACCACCAATTCCACCTGCCTTTAATATAGTAGGTGCTAGTAGTACAAATCAACTAGCAGATGCTATAGGAAGTCAGTCGCAACAACCAATACAGACTTATGTTGTGGCAAATGATGTAACCTCTGCACAGAGCCTAGAACGAAACATTGTTATAGGAGCAACAATAGATTAAATACAAAATTGAATTTTAAATACGTTATATAGTTATGAGAATAGTAGAACTAATTTTAGATGAAGAACAAGAAGATGCAGGAATAGAAGCTATTTCGATAGTTGAATCTCCTGCAATAGAATCTGACTTCATTGCATTAAACTCCCAAGAAATAAAACTTGCTGAAATTGACAAAGAAAAAAGAATCTTATTAGGTGCTTTATTGATATCTAATAAACCAATATACAGAATGGGAGATGAAGGAGATTATTATATTTTCTTCTCAAAAAAAACCATAGTAAAAGCATCCCAAATGTATCTAAGAAATGGGTATCAAAACAACTCAACATTAGAACATCAAAAAACTCTTGAGGGTTTAACTTTAGTTGAGTCTTGGATTGTTGAAGATGAGGTACAAGACAAGTCAAGAAAATATGGATTAAATGTTCCAGTAGGGACTTGGATGGGTGCAGTCAAAGTTAACAATGATGAAATATGGAAAGAATATGTTAAAACTGATAAAGTCAAAGGTTTCTCTATTGAGGGTTACTTTGCAGACAAAATGGAGCAGCCTAAAAAATTGGCTCAAGAAGATTTATCAAAAGAAGATAAAATTTTAAATGAAATTAAAAATATTTTAACTTCAGAAAATGCGACAAAATAATAAAGGTACTAACAAGAATTTTATACCTAGTAGAACAAGTCCTACAGGAAGTGGGAGAGCGTGTTTATGTTGGGACACAAATACTTATTCTAGGTCTTGTTGTGATGGCTCTATGAGGGCTCAAGGCATCGGAGTTATTACAAGAACCTAAGTGAAAATACAAAATTGAATTATTAATCCGTTATATATATAATATGAAATCAACCGAAATGTTAAATCAAATTAAGACGCTTTTAAATATAAAAGTGAAACTTGAAGAGATGAAGTTAGAAAATGGTACTATTGTTAGTGCTGAATCCTTCGAGAAGGACAAAGAAATTTTTATCGTTACAGACGATGAGAAAGTAGCAATGCCTGTAGGCGAATATTTACTTGAAGATGGTAGATTAGTAGTTGTATCTGAAGAGGGTATGATTGCTGATGTAAGAGACGTTGCTGATGAAGCACCTGCTAAAGAAACTGAAGAAGGAGAAGAAATTACTTCTGACCTTGCTGAAGATGATGAGGTAAAAGAAGAAGAAGAAGAAGTTGAAGAAGAAGAAACTGAACTTTATGCAACTAAGGAAGAATTAGGAGCTGTTATAGATATGATTAATGACATCAAATCTATGATTGATTCTAAAGCAGGAGAAATTGAAGAAGAAGAAGAAATGTCAATCGAAAAACCATTAAAATCAAGAACAGTAAAAGAAGAATTTTCTGAAGTATCTTCAAAACCAATTAAACATAACCCTGAAGGTTCAAGTTCTAAAAAAACAAAAGTAGAATTTGGAAAAGGTAAGTTTAACACAACACTAGATAGAGTATTAAATAAATTAAATAAATAAAAAAAATATGAGTAATTTAAGAAACGTACAATTAGCAACTGCAGTTAATATAACTACAACTTATGCAGGAGAGTTCGCAGGAGAGTACATCGCAGCAGCATTATTGTCTGCATCAACTATTGATGACGGAGGATTAACAGTAAAGGCAAACATCGCTTTTAAAGAAGTAATCAAAAAATTAGCAACTGGGAACTTAGTAAGTCCTGCAAGTTGTGATTTCACACCTAACTCTTCAGTAACACTTACTGAAAGAATTATCCAACCAGTTGAACTACAAGTCAATCTACAATTATGTAAATATGACTTCGTAAACGATTGGGAAGCACAACAAATGGGCTATGGTTTAGGTCAATCTTTACCACCTAAATTCTCTGACTTTATGATTGCTCACGTAGCAGCAGAAGTTGCTCAAAATACAGAGTTCTGTATATGGCAAGGAGATACTGCAGCAGGTTCTAACAATTCCTTTGATGGTTTTGAAAAACTAATCGCAGCTTCAGCAGCAGCAGGAGATATTCCAGCAGGTCAACAAGTAGCAGCAGTAGGTGGTGGATTAGATGCAGCAAATATCATAGCTGAATTATCTAAAGTAGTGGATGCTATCCCTGCTTCACTTTATGGAAAGGAAGATTTATTCATATACATCGGTTCTGCAGCAGCTAAATTCTATGTTCAGGCATTAGGAGGATTTGCAGCTAACGGATTAGGAGCAAATGGTACAAACGCACAAGGAACACAATGGTGGAACAATGGTTCACTTACTGTAAATGGAGTTAAGATATTTGTTTGTCCAGGTATGAGTAATGATAAAATGTACGCTGCTCAAAGAAGTAATTTATACTTCGGTTGTGGTTTATTAAACGATACAAATGTTGTAAAAGTTTTAGATATGCAAGATTTGGATGCTTCAAACAATGTAAGAATGGTAATGAGATTTACGTCTGCAGTACAATTTGGAATTGCTTCTGATTTAGTTCAGTACGCTTAAAATTAATAATTAATCAATAAAATAGGGTAGGTAGGTATTATCTACTTACCCTTTTTTTTATAAAACAAATAAAAATATGGCTTGTACATTAACAACTGGTAGGAAAGTACCTTGTAAATCAGCATTCGGAGGGATAAAAACTGTATATTTCGCAGATTATGGCGAACTAACTGCAGTAACTGTCGATGCAACTACTAAAGAAGCTACTGTAACAGGTACTCCAACTTGGTATGAATATGATGTAAAAGGTAACTCATCTCTTGAAACGACTGTAACGTCATCTCGTGAGAATGGAACAACTTTTTACACACAAACTTTAAATTTAACATTAACATTCTTAGATGCTAAGACTCAAGCAGAATTGCAAACACTTGCAGTAGCTAGACCTTACGTTGTCGTTGCTGACTACTATGGGAATAGCTTCCTATGTGGATTTGAAAATGGGATGGAATGCACAGGGGGTACTGTGGTAACAGGAGCAGCAGCAGGAGATTTAAGTGGGTTTACTCTAACATTTGAAGGAATGGAAGAAACAGCACCTTATTTCTTAGCTAGTGCAGTTACAGGGGATGCAACACAAATTGACCCAACATTAACAGCACCTTAATAATAGTTTTTTTAGTTAGAAAATTGAGCACTCTTTATAGGGTGCTTTTTTTTTGCTTACCCAATTCTACAAATAACTCTATTTTTTTCGTTATATAAGTAATGATTCTATTAACTACATCAGCAACAGCTCAGGCACTATCAGTTATACCTAGAACTTACACTAGTAATTTTACTATGACTGTAAGGGATGACAGCACAAACATAACTGTATCTTATGATATAGCAAACGCTGTAACTTCAGGAAACTACTTAAATTTTAATACAACATTTGCACCTATATTAGTTGAAAATCATTTTTATGACCTTCATTTATATATAGATTATAACTATTGGAATACAAATTATAGTTTTTGGAATATAACTGAACAGATTTGGAATATAGAATCTACTCAAACAGAAGATATTTTTAAAGATAGAATCTTTTGTACAGACCAAGATGTAGACCAATTAGATTTTAATGATTATTATGAATTAAATAAAGGTCAATACGTTGAATACAATGATTTCAATAATACTTATACAGTAAGATGAAAAACACACGATTAAGAAATACAAAAGGGCAATTTAAAAAGGCTTCAAAAGTATCAGAGTTTGGCTTTGTTAATTTAAGTACTTATACAAGTCCAGAGATAAAAGAAGTAAATGGCGAAGACTGGATTGAATATGGTGCAGACAACAATTACTTTCAGTACTTAATAGACAGGTATAATGGAAGCCCAACAAACAATGCTGCAATAAACGGTATCAGTCAAGCTATTTACGGCAAAGGTTTAAATGCTACAGATTCAAATAGAAAGCCAAATGAGTACGCTCAAATGATTTCTTTATTCAAAAAAGATGTTGTTAGAAAGTTGTGTTATGACCTTAAATTAATGGGTCAATGTGCTGTTCAAATTATATATTCAAAAGATAGAAAAAAGATTGCACAGTTAGAACATATGCCAATTGAAACTTTAAGGGCAGAAAAGTGTAATGATGATGGAGATATTCCTGCTTATTATTATTTTAAAGACTGGGCAAATATAAAAAGAAGTGATGAGCCATTAAGAATACCTGCTTATGGTATGTCTAAAGAAAATATTGAAATATATTATATTAAACCATACAAATCAGGCTTTTATTACTACTCTCCTGTGGATTATCAAGGGGGTTTGCAGTACGCTGAGTTAGAAGAAGAGGTTTCCAACTACCATTTAAACAACATAATGAATGGTCTCGCTCCTTCTATGTTAATCAATTTTAACAACGGAACTCCTAATCAGGAAGAAAGACAATTAATAGAAACTAAAATTGCTCAAAAGTTTTCAGGCTCAAGTAATGCAGGTAAATTTATACTTGCATTTAACGATAATAAAGAAAGCCAAGCAGAAATTACTCCAGTACAATTAAGTGATGCACATAATCAGTACCAATTTTTATCAGAAGAAGCACAATCTAAGATTCAAGTTAGCCATAGGATTGTTTCGCCTTTTTTATTAGGCATTAGAACTAGTACAGGTTTTTCAAGTAATTCAGATGAAATTAAAACTGCATCTTTATTAATGGACAATACTGTTATAAGACCCTTTCAAGAACTTTTAATAGATTGTTTTGATAATATACTAAGTTATAATGAAATAGCCTTAAACCTATACTTTACGACCTT